CATAGAACTATTTTGGCCATTATTGGCTGTTCCGCCTCCGCCTGCAGATGGATTTGCATTAGCTGATGGAGAGTTTCCTCCATTACCACCTTGATTACCTGTACCGCCGGAGTTACTAGCATTACCGCCACCTCCTCCGCCACCGCATCCACCGGATTGACCATTAGCTCTTTCGTTACCACCAGCTCCACCGCCATTAGCAGTCCTAGTTGTTATTGCTGATGAAGAGATTTCTGAAGAACCGCCATTAGAGTTTCCGCCTGAACCTACGTTTACAGTTACTGAATCTCCAGCAACTATCTCATCAGCAGAACCTCCAGGAAAATTAGTTAATAAACCACCAGCACCTCCGCCGCCACCAGATTGACCTGGTGAACCAGCTCCGCCACCTAATACTAAATAAAATAAATCTGCTTTTGCTTTACCGCCACGACCGAAACCACCTTTCGAAGCGGCTCCGAATGTTGATAATAATGGCACGTTTAATTTCTCCTATTAAGCAAATTGTGTTTGAGATGCAAACATTGTAAAAGTTGCATCAGACGTTTTAAAAATTGTATAAGAATATACATCTACTGAGTTTGCATTTCCAGCCGTAGGTGCTGCACCACCTTGAAATTTTGGAGTTATACTTGATCCATCAATTTGAAAAGCATTATTAAATTTAGCTGAACTTCCATTTGTTACTAAGAAAGCAACTGTAATTGATTCTCCAGCATCCATAATATTGTTTAATGAATTTGAACTATCGCCTCTAAAATTTACTGTAAAATTATCTGAAGCATCTGATGTAAAAAATAAAACTGCTTGTGTTAGAACATCAAAATTAACTGTGCCTGTAGCTGCTGTTGCAGATACTGTAGCTTTTTCTGCAACTTGTTGTATTTTACCACCACCGTTAAATGTAACTCTACCTGCTACACCATTAGTAGAAAGTAGTAAATCTGCATTAGCTGTAGTTGCAGCTAAGTTTGGAGCAGTAGATTGTATTGTAATTGTATTAGCAGTAGCATTGAAATTTGTACCTTGAACATTGGCTGTACCTGTTAACGAGGTACCAGAAATTGCAGCAGAAGCAACAACATTAGTTGCAGCGACATTTCCAGATGATGTTACAGATGTAACAGTTACATCACCTAAATCTGCCATTACGTCTGTTACTGCTGATCCAGTTGAATAAACTAAAGTTTTAGCACCTTGTTTTAAAACTACTCCATTAGCAGCATGACCTGTATTTGCAAAAGTTAAACTTTGAGAACCTGTTGTATTATTAAAAACTGTATACTTAGTTTCTACAGCATCTGTAAAAACATGAATATCGCCTGTTAAAGCTCCTGTAAATTCTAATACTGCATTATGAACTTGATCGTCTGTAGTAGAATCATCTGTATTACTTGTTGAATTATTTGAAGTTAAAGTTACGTTTGCAGAACCTGCAACATTAACTGCTTGATATCCTTTAACAGAAGCATCAACTCTGTTAAAAACGAAATTAGTTAAATTACCCCAATTACCAGAATTTTCTCCAGAAGCCTGTCTTTCTAATTTTAATCTTGATGTAAAACTTGATGGCATATTCTTTTATACTCCATATTTAATTTTTTGTAAATAATATATATTTGTTCATATTTGTCTAGTGAATATTAGTCCATGTTTCTGTAATATTACCAGTAATTGGATCCCAAAATTTAAGTGTAGCAACATTAGTATTTGCTTGATTTCCAGTCATAGATAAAAAGTTTGAAGAGTTTGGTATTATACTTGCTGAAGAAATAGTGATACTGCTTCCAGTAATTGTTAATTTTTGGTCTGTAAGTATTGATATTGTATTAGATGTAGAACTTACTTGACCTCCAGTAATAGGTATAATGTTTTCTGAAGATGTAGTTATATCACCTAAAGAAATATTTACTGCTCCTCCAGTTATAACTATATTTGCTCTAGTACCTACAGTAATATCATTTACTTCAACATTAGCTTCGAATGTAGGAGTATTTATAGTAACAGATCCACCAGCTACAACTGCAAAACTATCTACAGCAGTTGTAACTAAAGGCTCACCTGTAATTGCAATAAAGTTATTAGTGTTAAGTGTTATATCTCCTCTTGAAACAGTTAAATTATTTCCAGAGATAGTTGCTGAAGAATTACCTGTTACTGAAGATACATTATTTAAACTTGAAGTTAATTGTTGACCATCTTCTATAAATACAACACCAGAACCTGTTACTATTCCTGTTAAAGATTGATTCCAAGGTCCTTCGTTCCATGCATCTCTACCCCAGCCAAGACCTGCATTTATATTTACAGATAATTCACCAGCTGTTGTAATTGTAATTTGTCTACCTTCTCCAGTAGATACCGTCCCTAAAGAAACACTTGCTTGAACTGAACCTGTTGGTTGAAAAACAGATGCTCCAGCATTAGTTGTTCCTACAGCAGATGTAACTGCTCTTCCAGTAATAGCTGTTAGAGAAGAAGCTTGAACAGATGCATTATTTAATAATGAATTTACAGAGCTACCTGTTATAACAGCTGCTGCATCTGGTGATGTATTCCATGCACCAGAATTCCAAGTGTCTCTACCCCAACCTACATTAGCAGTTGTCATAAGGAATTATCTCCTTATGCTATTCTAATCAGACCGTTTGATGCGTCAGCGTTAGGAAACTGTAACTCGAATGTACCATTAGTTGATGTTTTTACACCACCAAAATCTAATACTGCAATAGATGAATTACTATTGTTAGCATTATAGATTAATGCTGCTTGTGCAGAAATAGTTGCATTTGCAAATGTAACATTATCAGCATCAAAAATTGCTGTTGTTCCATCTGTAGAAATTGCAACATTTGTCAAAGTTGCACCACCAGTAGTGTAGTTTGTACCACTTGCAGATATTTCGTTTGCTGTAATATAAGCAGTAGTGTTTTGATTTAGAGTTGCAGTGTTGTCGTAAAGTGCACACTTTAATGTCAAAGCTTCTAAGTTTCCGCCAGGCGACATTAAGTCTTGCTTAAACGACACTGTAATCGCTTGAGATATTGCCATGTTTATTGTCCTCCAGTTAATGTATTCTCGCCTAGTGGACTACCAGGAAACTTGTAATCAGTTCTTCTTCTTCTACGAGCTTCATTATTGATAGCAGTCACACTTTCGACATACTTTTGTTTGTATATATTATAGTCTTCCATGTTTTTTGTAAAGAGATTTGCTTCAGATAAAGAGCCATATAATAGAGCATCTGAGGCATTCTCAGTATACCAATTTGTAGTATTAGTATTAGATAATGGATTTATTCTACCTTGATAACCTAATTCAATTCTATATACTGCATCTGGAGTAGGTGCAACATATAATGTGTTATCATCAAAATTAGTAAAATAACGAGGTTCATCTTTTAAAGATGAATCAGGCCAGTATTCTTGTATATATTCGAGAGGTTTAATTTCTAAAAATTTTCTATCATCATTAACTATTATATTAACATAATTTAATAACATTGGTTCTATCGCAGATGGTAAAGTAATAAATCTATCACCTACAGCAGTATTAGATTGTACATTTTGATTAAAACCTACAGGATCTATTTCTCTTGATAATTTTTGTTGTGTATTATCTATAAAGGTATCTAATTGATTTGTAAAATCTGTTCCAGTATTTTCAGCCCAAGTTTGTATATCAGTCTTTAGACTGGTGTATGTCATTGGCATTTGTATTGTCTCCTTTTATATCAAATTTAGTCCATACATTACCTTTAAATGGATAAGTTCCATAATGGGTTAATGGACTTGTAACATCAGCGAAGATTTTACCTCCTATCTTTTGCCATAATCTACAAAAAGCATAATCTTCTGATAAATATCTATTACTTTTTTCATCAATAATACAGTCAAAAAATGCGAAACAATTATTACTATTAAACCTTTCATTATTTATTATTTGATCAGACGTATATTTAAGATTAGAATAAGCTTTTTTCATCTTATAAAATACTTCTTTTTTAATACACATAAAACCAGTTGCAGCATCTAAAACTTCAGTAAAACCGTTCTTAACTTTAATGTCTAAAGGTTTTGCAAAATTTAAATTATATCCTAAAGCTTTCTGTTCTAAAAATTCTTCGCCAGTTTCTTTGATAAATTTTGGAACAGATTTCCAATCTATTGATTTTCTTGGATAAATACCAGCACATACATCATATCCAGATTCAACTAATTTTATAACATTTGCTCCACTAAATCCAATATCACTATCTATAAATAAAAGATGAGTAAATCTATCTGGTTCTTTTTCATCAAAATCTAAAAATTGTGTGACTAAAGTATTTCTAGCTCTAGTAATTAAACTTTCATTTCCCATTGTATTAAGATGTACTTGTATTCCATGTTTTTGTGCTTCAACTGTAGTGTTTAAAATTCCATGTAAATAACCCTCTGTAAGTTGACCGCCATAACAAGGTGTTGCGATCATAACACCATATTTTTTTTTTACACTCATGTTACTACTGTAACACTTCCTAATGCAGTTGATAACAAATTTGTGCTTGCTTGTGCTATTCCTATTGCAGGAATAGATCCAGAGTTAGATGGAAATATTGTTTCTATTTGATCTGGTACTCCACCAGTAGAAGATAGATTTGCTTGTGGTCTTGCATTTTGTAAAGACTGAGCATCTGTATAATAAGTTAAATCTAATTGTGGTTGTTTAGGTTCAAATTCTGAATTGTGAACAAAAGCACCATTCCATTCAAAAACCATTTCTTGATATGGAAATTCTAATCCTGATCTATCTGAAATAGCTTTAGAAAATTTTCCACCACTAAATTTATTATGCGGTGCTCTATGTGGTCTTGTACTTCTATCACCAAGTTTATTTGCCATTATGTATAAAATCTATTAGTTGTAGCTGGTAAAATTCTTGTAGAAGGTGTATCATCACCTGCAATTAATCTTGTATATGCTTGTTCATAATCTGATTTTAATTCCATTCTTGTATTCATATCTATATTAACTCTTTTTTTAGAAAGATAATAAGCAAGTCCTGCACACATACATTCGAAAGCTCTAAACGGTATATCAAAAGTTTGTTGAGTTCCATCAACAGTAGAAGCAGTAACGTCTTGTATTTTTCTCATTCTGTAATATCTAAAAGTATATGCTTTATCTGGAGCTGGATAAATTTTTACTACAGGTGTACTTAATCTTTGTAAATAAAATTGTGTTGGTCTAGATTGTAAAGTTTTTTCTGCTATGGCAGCGTAATCATTTAAACCTAATCTAGTCATACTAAATTCTGTACCGTCACTATCAACTATATTAGCATTAACAATATCTACTAAATCATAATCTAAAGTATAATCAGTAGTGCCTTGAGAAACAGCTTGATCTTTTAATTCTACTGTCCATTGATTGTAACCTCTGTTAGCCCAATCACTAAACATTATATTTAAACTTCTTCTTGCAGAACGTACATCATAACCTAAAATAGGATCTCCTCCTATTCTATCGTAAGCTTCTTGTATACAATCGTTGACTGTAAGATTAAATGTTGCTGTATTCGATGTAGCCATTATGCATGAAATGCTGTTAACCCAGCAACATTAGTTAAAGTTGCTTGTAAGTTTGAGCTAAATTTTACACCTTCATCTGGTAAACCAATATTTACTGGTCCAGAAGCTGCGCTTGCAGATGTAGATACAGTAAATTTGTTTGTACCTCCGTCAGCAAAAACAACTGTACCTGCAGATGCTGTAGGTGTAATTATAAATGCTTTTAATCTAGTAGCACCACCAAATAATTCTTGAGTGCCTGATGTGTTAGATGTAAAAGCTACATTTAGGTCTGATCCTGCCATTGTTCCTCCTATATTAAATTTTGTTTTTTAAGGCTTTCAAATAATAACTTAATTCTGTCTCCTTGGACAGAGGGTTGTTGCATGAAAGGAGCTATGTAATTTGTTGCTACTTTTTGTTGAAAATCTATTGGTTTATTTAATTGAAATTTAGTATTAGCAAAAGGATCTTTACTAGGACCTAAAGGTTTACTACTAAAAGTTGAAATAACTTTTTCTATATCAGATAATTTGTCTTCTAAATTTTTTTCTGTTTTTTCTTCTTTTTTCTTATCCTCAGCTTCTTTTAAAATTTGTTCTACACTTTTTGTTTCTTTATCAATATCTTCAGTAGTTGCTAATTTTTTTTGTTCATCAGTCATTTCTTCTACTGATTCTTTTTTAGCTTTTTGAAATTCTGTTAATTCTTCTATAACATTTTTTGTTTCTTCTTTTTCATCATCATCTTTATCTAAGAAATTTTTTAATGCGTCACCTTTTTCTTTTAAAAATTCTAACATTTTACCTCCAATTAACGAGGGCCCGAAGGCCCTCTAATTAATTATTACGGTGTATCTCCAGCATCTGCAATACTATTATTTTGCATATAAAGCACAGTAACAGTTGCATTACCAGTTGTTCCGTCACCATCAGTACCTGTAAAGTCAGCTAAAACTTGAATATCAGTAGTTCCAATATTTGTTGCTTCAGTATCTAAAGTACCTCTAGTTGTTCCTAATGATTTTACACTTGTTGATGGAATAAAAGCATTTCCATCATCTGCTGTTCCAACAATAATTGTTGCAGCATTAGAATCATTATTAACAGTTGTTACATTTAATATAACATCCACTATTTGTGAATTAGCAGGTATAGTCCCGCAAACTTGATTTAAGTGAGAAGCTCCTGTTATGTCAACCTTTGCAGATTGTGCCATAACAACAAAACCAGTATTAGCAACATTTGCTCCTAATGTAGCTCCCGAAGTTTCTCTAATCGTTCCCGCTTTTATCGGTCCCGAAAATGTAGTTGTTCCCATAGTCTACCTCCTTAGTAGTCAGCTTTGCTGTCGTAGGGTAACTAGGCGTATTTCTACGCCTAGTTAAAGATTATTTATTAATCAGCACCTTGAGATCCGTAAACGGCTCTCCAGTCTGTGAAACCAAAAGAGTATCTTTCTCTTACTTTGTATCTCAAATTACCAGTTTCAAAATCGCCTTCTACAGCTTTTTTGATTGGTGCTCTAACAAAGTGTTTCATTCCATCAGGACAATCAGTCATAATAAAGTATTGGTCCGTGTCAGTTAGTCTTTGATTGACTACTACTCCGCCAGGGATCATACCCATATTTCTCATTGCATTGATGTCATTGTCTGCAGTTCCTGGTCTTAAATTAGACTTAAGGATTCTTTCAGCAATAAACACCAAATTTGGTGGAACTATAAGTTTCTGTCCAGTTAAAGCGATAGGTATTTTTCTGTCATCTTCTGCTTCAGAGATTTGAATAAGTAATGTCTCTAAAGACGTTTCACTCAAATCTGCTGGTGTAGCAAGAATGTTAGAAGCAGTACCACCACCTCCTAGAGGGTGAGAAGCATTTAATAATGTTACTCCATCACCACCTAACTGTGCAGTGTTAGTTGCGTTGTTTAAGATATTAGCACCTTTGATTTCTTTAGTGTGTTGCATTGATCTTGCTAAAGCTCTAGCATATTTTGCACCTAAAGATCCGTACAAACCATCTTCTTCAGCTTCTTCTGTAATCGAGAATGCTAAAGCGATTGTTTCATGCACGTATCTTGATACAAATCCTTCTCTGCCAGATTCATAAGATATTGCAGCACCTTCAGCTTTTGTTGGTGCAGCTCCGAAGCCGATCATTTGTACATCTTCTTCGAAAGCTTTTTGTGATTGCTCTGTAGAGTATATCTCTCTCCATTGTTCTGGATATCTGTCATACTCCATACCAAACACGGTATTTAAACCTAGATTGAGCTGTTTGGTAAATAGTGCTCTATTTAATGCCATTGTTCAATCTCCTTATACGCCAGCCTGACGAGTACCATATAAGTGTAAGTTAATTACAACTTCGATATCTGCATCAGCGCCAACTGCGTTGTTTGGTTTATCTACTAATCTTAATATTCTCAAGACTTTAGCAGTAGTAGCTAATGTACTAATGTCTAATTCGTCTGTTGAATAACCGAAAGTAGTGTTTGCTGTACCAATAGTAACATTGGCCAATTCACCTACGTTTGCGTTTGCGAATGTGCCGTTACATTGAACTTGGTATGTTATGTTTGGGTCATCATATACTAAAGCCTTTACTGCAGTATTTGCCTTTACGGTTGTACTTGCATTCCAGATTTTAGAAAACTTGACATCCCCTGTAGCATTATCAATATACTCTACACCATAAAATACACCTAATGCTGTTCCACCAGCGGTACCTCTAATCACTGTTCCATCTGTAGTCAAGGTTACTAAGTCTCCAGATGCGATTGTTGTACCGTAGCTATTAGCAATAGGATATTCTTGAGGTCTGATAACACCACCTGTTAAGTGCCTTAATGGTACGAAACCAATAGGCGTGTTGTCATTTGCCATAGTTATAGTCTCCTATTTATAGTTACTCTTTAAAGCCTCCTCTAGTAACTTCAGTTTTGAAAGACTTTTGAATAGGATTTCCTGGCTGTTCTATTTTGTGTATGTCCTGTTCTACTGACCTCATTAAATTTTCAGTCATTCTTGCGTAATACATATTACGTTCATTAACCATTTCTTCAGGCATTTCACAGAGTAGCATACCTTCTATTCCTATATGACCAGCAAACTTACCATGTTCTATCGTAGGATAATGATCAGCATCTTTAACCGTTTTAGGGTCACGAGGTTGCCAACCTTCTCTCAATCGTTTGGCTACGTTTGTCGGTGTTTCCTGTCCTAGAACCATAGTTGCAATCCATCTTTGTTTGTAACCAGGTCTTGGTTCAGGAGCCTCCAATAAATTACTAGGGCGCCATTGTGAAACTTTTGCTTTTTCAGCTCTAGTTTCGTTATTTAATTTATTACTCATAGTCGTGCTCCTTTCGTTCACGTATTGTTGCTAAATGTTTTTACTTCTTTAGCAAATCGTTTTAGTGCCGCTTCATCATTAATATCAATACCGAATTGTCTTGCAGTATTAAGGTCTTCAGAAGTGAGCTTAACTCTATTACTGTCAGTACCTTTTTTACGAGAAACTCCAGCAACAGGAGATTGCACTCTGTTGTTTTTTTGTACTACATTTTTATCAGTTTGAACAGTGTCTTGTTCATCTTTCTTAAAATAAGCTAAACCAGAAGCTTTAAGCCTTTTATCCATTTCAGTATAATAGTCTGGATCATTAACATCCCAACCTTCTTCAGTAAGTTCTGCATCAATACCATAAGCCATTGCAGTTTCTTTTCTAAATCCAGGTTTATTAAACCATTCTCTGTTTTCTTTAACCCAATCTGTGGCTAAAGGTGGCGTTTCTTTTGGTTTTTTTTCTACTTTAGGAACTGAAGCTGATAATTCTTCAGTTTTTGACATTTGTCCTCTGATATCAGCCATTTTTTCATAAAGCTCTACTTGTTTATCAGTATTACCTTCTTCGATAGCTGTTTTAAGCTCAGCAGATATAGATGTATAATTGTTTTTTAGACTTTTACCAGCTAAATCAAAAGTTTTTTTCTCTAATTCAGCTAATCTTTGCTCTAATTCTACATTTTTTTGCTCTGCTTCTGCTCTTTTTGCCACTTCTTTAGCAATTCTTTTACGAACTTTTTCAGAATATGGCATATCATCTGAATATTTAGGTACTTCAGCTTTCTTTTCAAGCTTTACTTCCCTTTCATTTTCATATGATTTATCAATAGCTTTCTCTTTTTCTTCAGTTTCAGCTTTTTCAACTAATTCATCAATAGGATTCTGTGGAACCTCTATTTCTTTTTCAGTTGGATTTTCATCTAGCTTAACTTCTAACTCTTTCTCATTGTTATTTTCTTCTATCATAGTTTTCTCCTATGTTGTCGTTAGTAAAAACTAACGTATGTTATAATTGGTGAGATATTACTTCAGGGTTATCCAATGTAGCAATTACCTCATCATCGTTAATTAACACCATTTTAACTTTTTGTACAGAAATTTTGGCTCCTGCGTATCTACCAAAGATAACCCAATCACCTATTTTGCACCACGGTGCTTTTCTATCGCTATAACACTCAGGTCCCATAGCAATAACTTGTCCAACAGAATTTAAATAACTTTGTGTTTCTTTATTGGTATCAGTTAAATAAATTCCACCTTTTGTTTTTTCAACTACACCTCTCGGTCTAATTAAAATTCTATAACCAACAGGTTGAGGTACAATTTCTGGTGTAGGTACATCATTATCTGTTGCCCATATTTCTTGACTAATCATCTATATCTCCTTCCTTATATTTTTGAGTAGTTTCGTCAATAATTTCTAAAGCTTTATTTAATCCTATTGACATTCCTTGTGTTTTTTTAAAGTCTTCAATTTTATCTACACCTTTAGACAACAAATTTTTACCTAAATCTGTGTC